TATTCTGAGTTCGAAAATGAAGCACTTTGTTAGGCATTTTGTCAAAAATGCTGAAAATACACCTATTTCTACTGGTAAAAGTGGTTTTTTCGTAAATACAAAAGACAGCCTTGCCTATTAACATGAACAAAGGAGAATAATACAATGTCAGATACAAGCAAATTTGAACAACTGCTTGATCTTCTAGTCAATGAAGACAAAGATAAAGCAGAAGAACTTTTCCACGATATCGTGGTTGAGAAATCAAAAGAAATTTACCAAGGACTAATTGAGTCTGAGGAAAAAGACGAAGAAGTTGATGAAACTGCCAAAAAAGAAGAAGAAGCAGTAGAAGAAGCAACTGAAGAGTCAGAAGACGAAGTTGAAGAAGCAAAAGACGAGTCAGAAGAAGACAAAGTTGAAGAAAACTTCGAAGAAGAGTCAATTGAAGAAATCGGCGGTGACGCAACAGACAGCATGATTGATGCAGTTACTGGCGAAGAAGACAAAGATATGGATTTTGACAACGACGGTGAAATGGATGATCATGAAGAATCACATGATGACATCGAAGACCGTGTTGTAGACCTTGAAGACGCACTAGACGACCTTAAAGCAGAATTTGAAGCCATGATGGGCGACAAAGAAGAAGGCGATGAGGACGAAGGTGAAGAAGAAGGTGATGAAGAATCAGAAGAAGCCGAAGAGGAAGCAATGGAACCTGCTATTGAGTCAACAGACGAAGAAGCAGAAGTTGTAGATGAAGCAAAGCAACCTAAATCCGCTAGCGAAACTATGAGAGAATATGTCGAAAAAGTTTCTGCTCCATCTAATTCCGAAGGCGCTGATGCAACCAAATCTCCGGTAGCAGGTAACGCTAAAGCACCTAATGATGCTAAAGCACACGCTATTGGCGGTGGAAGTGAAGAAAAGGGCGGTAGTGGAGCAAAGCCAAAGGACATGGGAAAATCTTTCGAGAATGAACCAGGTGCTAAAGCAGGCGACACTTTTAGTAAAGCATCTGCACCAAAGAGTGCTGAGTAATTAGGAGTCGGCCAATATGGCATACTTAAGAGAACATCTTACGTTCGATCAGGCGCAAGTCACCCTTGAGTCTAAAGGTGAAGGAGAGTCAAAAGACCTTTACCTAAAAGGCATCTGTATTCAGGGTGGTGTTAAAAACGCTAACCAGCGAATCTACCCTGTCTCCGAGATAGGCAACGCTGTTAAAACACTCAAGGATCAGATCGACGGCGGTTATTCTGTACTAGGTGAAGTTGATCACCCAGATGATTTAAAAGTAAATTTAGATCGTGTTTCGCATATGATTACTGATATGTGGATGGACGGACCAAACGGGTTTGGTAAGATGAAAATCTTACCTACCCCAATGGGAAATCTTGTAAAAACCATGTTAGAATCAGGCGTTAAGTTGGGTGTTAGTTCAAGAGGCGCAGGTGAAGTTAACGAATCCACTGGTGAAGTTAACGGTTTTGAGATTATTACTGTTGATGTTGTAGCACAACCAAGTGCTCCGGGTGCTTACCCAACACCAATCTATGAACACTTTATGAATACAAAAGGTGGTTATGGTGCATTGTTGGCGGCTCAGGAAGTAAGTGAAGACGCTAAAGCACAAAAGTATCTCAAAGAGAAGATGCTGAGAGTCATAAAAGGCTTGCAGTAATTTTAAAGGAGAAAGCCAATGAGTGATATGTTTAATAAACTTTTCGAAACAGGCATCCTAAACGAGGAAGTACGTTCTGAGTTACAGGAAGCATGGGACGCTAAAGTTAAAGAAAACAAAGACACTGTCACTGCTGAACTTCGCGAGGAGTTTGCAAAACGCTACGAGCATGATAAACAAAACATGGTTGAAGCGGTTGACAAAATGGTTTCCGATCGTTTAGAAGCAGAAGTTGCTGAGATTGCTGAAGATAAGAAAGCACTTGCGGAAGCAAGAGTTGAATATAAGAAGAAAATCAATGAACATTCTGACAAACTGCAAGAGTTTACTCTAAAGCAGTTATCTAAAGAGATTGCAGAGTTAAATGAAGATCGTAAAAGAGTTTCAGAAAACTTTGCTAAAATGGAAGACTTTGTTGTTCAACAACTTGCAAAGGAAATTAACGAGTTTGCAGAGGACAAAAAAGATTTGGCCGAAACCAAGGTTAAACTTGTAAAAGAGGCTAAAGCGAAATTTGCTGAAGTTAAAGCAAAATTTGTTGAGAAATCAGCAGATATTGTTAAAGAAACTGTAAGCAAAAAACTTGCAGAAGAGATTACACAGTTGAAAGAAGATATTCAATCAGCACGTGAAAATCACTTTGGCAGAAAACTATTCGAAGCATTTGCTAACGAGTATCAATCTTCTTACTTAAACGAAAAATCAGAAACTGCGAAGTTAATGAAAGTCGTTGCTGAGAAAGAAGAGCAATTAGCAGAGGCTAAGAAATCCATCACAGAGAAGGCTACTTTAGTTGAATCTAAAGACGCAGAAATTAAAGCGGCGAAAGACCAGGCTAAACGTGTTGCAGTGATGAATGAGTTATTGACTCCATTAGGTAAAGACAAGAGAGAAATCATGTCTGAACTACTTGAGTCAGTGCAAACTGAGAAATTGCACACAGCATTTGACAAATATCTACCCGCAGTTATGGAAGACAAGAAACCAGCAACTGTTAAAAAGGCAATCATGGAAGGCACAGAAGTTACAGGCAATAAAGAAGTTAAGGAAGAGGTAGAAGAAAAGTCAAACTTAATCGAACTCCGCAGATTAGCGGGATTAAACTAAAAAGGAGAGACAAAAAATGTCAGA